TCCATGCGCACTCCGCTGATGTAGCATATCTAGAACCATCAGCAGACCAGCATCCATAGTGTTCAACAACACAGTTTTCTACCTGATTGGCGATACCGTTGGTTTTATGATCAACGTGTATCGGATACCTCATGTTTCTACAGGTAATAGTGAGCCCCGAAAGAACGGAACGCGGTCGAAGAGATATGGTTTCGTAGTTCGCAGGAGTCGAGAACCCGTCTGTCTTAGTTCCTCGGATCTCACAGGTATCTGGATTCTCCGATGCACTGCGCAGGTTGACGTAATCCCGTGGCATCAAGCCCGTAAGTCCGTCGTGCTCTGCCCCCTGATTCTCGTAAATACCATCAGCCAATACAATGTCATAAACATTGGACGGCCCTGGATTGCTCAGGGCGTCAATGATCGTCTGGAGATTGTCCGCCGTCGTAACATTTATTGTTGGCATCAGAAGATCCTAATGTAATCCCAGTAGAAGGTGCCGTTTTCTTCAACTGCTGCCAATTGATCCGAGATCACAAGAGTATCCCAATAATCAGATAAGGTGTCTACTGAGGAATAAGTGCCCAAAGAAACGCCGTCAACATACATATCAAAGTTATTACTTCCTACATGCATATCAAATCTTACGTCATACCATTTATCGGCGTTATATGACGAAATATTTGTGAAATCGCTACCTGTATAGTTCATCCAATAACCGCCAGAGCCCATCCCTACGAATTCCTGGCTCAGGTTTGCGTACTTCGAAACCATCCCGATACAAGCACCTCCCCCGGAATTTTGTGCTGCTCGTACCCGTATGTGGATGGTGCTATTCCCATAATGAGAACCCACGGAAGCCATTATCTGGCCGGTAGCATCTGCGCCGCCCGTCGTGTGGACAGTTCGCAGGACGTGGTTAGTTGGGTCTTCCGGGTCTGCCTGAATCGTAAACTCTGAGGCGTGACCTAACGTCAACGTGAACGTGCTTGGCACGTTGCTGTCGATTGCGTAGGACTGGAAGTCCTCGCTCCAAGACGGGACCGCTGGAGTCTCTATATATTCGATAGACCATACCGTCCCCACGGTGTTGGTCGCCCCTACCTGGTAGTAAACAAGCGTTCCGTTCGTCAGACTGCCTACCGTCGCAGTCGCCACGTCTCCGACAACTACGCTATTCGGATAGATACCACTTGTAGTTCCATGTCTTACGGAGTAGCCGGTGGCGTTCGTGGATTTCGTCCACCTGACGGCCATGGCGGCGTTGTCTGGTATCGAGTAGATGCCCGTTACGAGACTGGCGAGAGCGACAGTCAGGCCCGTGCTCTGGCTCGACTCGGCCCCGAGGCTGTCCACCGCTGAAACGGTCCACTGTGTGGAAGACGGAACGGCTTGCCCGACAATGGCTAGACTGGTCCCTGCTACGTTGTTGTTGTAGGCTACTCCGTCCTTAAACACCCGGTAATGGTTCACCGTTCCATCGGGATCGCTCGATGCTGACCAAGAGAGTGTGAATCCTGTGCCGTCTGAGAGCAGGGTTCCCGCCGAAAGCCCGGTCGGGGTGCTCGGCGCCTGATTGCTGGCTAGGTTTATCGTGTACGTCTGTGTTTTGACGGCCTCCAAGTTTGTCGCGGTGTCCCGGCTACGGAACTTCAATGTGGTTGTGCTTCCAACGTGAATCGGAGGCGTGTACGTCTGTGTCGTCCCACTCACAGGGTAGGCCGGGTCGCTACCATCCGTGGTGAAATACGTCGTTGCTGTTTCGTTCGGCGTCAGCGTCACGTCCTGCTCGCTCGTGTAGGTCCCACCGGCAGGGCTCGCGCTCGTCACCGGAGCGGTAATGTCCACGGTCCATGAGACGGTCGTAGCGTTCGCTTCGAGCTGCCAGTTCTCGCCCGCGTTCTTCCCGATGACATAGACGGTATGAGCACCCCCGGCGAGACTCGACAGGTCGATGGTCGTGGAAACCGCCGTCTCCGTGCCCCACGCACCTCCGTCCAGCTTGTATTTGTAGTGCGTGACGCCCGCGCCCGCGACCGTGAGCGTTGCTGTCGTCGCGTTCGTGGGGCTCGATGGCGTGCCGCTGATCGTCGCCGTGGGCAGGCCACCGGTGTCATAGTCAATGGTGTCCTGATAGACGTAGGACTCGTTCGCGGCGGCGTCCCGAAACTGCACGTAGACCGTGCGCGTGCCGTCAGCACCTGCGCTCAGGCTCCATGCCTTTGTGTCAGCGAACGCCTCCCATGAGGCCCCAGCGAGGTCTGGGGCGTTCGACACCTTCATCTGCGTCGTGTCGGCGGCTGCCGTCAGTCCCAGCGTTACTGAGAGCGCATCCGTGGTGCTCGCACCGCTGTTGATCGTGACGGTTCCGATGGGCGCCGTTGTGTCGGGAGTCGTCACAGCCCCAGGGTCGAACCACGAATCCGTCTCCGCAGTCTCCCCAAGCGGGTGCCCTGGATTGTCGGGGTCTTCACCCGCGATAATCCACCGCTTGAGCGTGTCCACGTCAGCGGACGCTAGTCGGCGAAGCGTCGAAGCGTTGCGGAAGTTGGGGATCATCTCTTGCCTCGTCCCTTGAGAATCAAACTCATCGCCGCCAACCAGTGCCGCATGCACAGTTGCGTCGGGTACGTCCTGCCGTCCACGCCCGTCACGCTCACGCCGCAGGTGTCCATGCAGAAGGGCACCGCGCAGCGGAGGAGGTCAGGAACCATTACTTCGGCAGAGGGCATATGCGCGTTTCTAGTACGGACAGCCGCTCTCCGTGACGCACCAAAGTCCCTTGGATGCTCGATAGCAACCCAGTGTTTGTGCGGATTTGGTCCCACTGCCGCGCGTTGTCTGTCGCCGCCTGTGCAAGCGTGACAAGACTTCCTCGAATCGACACTGCCGCGATGCCTGCGACTGTCGAGCCGAGTCCTATCAACACAGAAAGGACTACAAAGCCGTTCCTCATGGTCGTTTTCAACTCAGCCATCGTCACGGCGCCCGCCTCGAAACGATCCGTTACCGTCTCCATGAGATGGTCGTGCTTCTCGCATGTTCCCACGGGAGGCCAGTCCTTGCGCCTCTCGACGCCGCTGCGTGTACTCTCTGCCATCGTCCCGCTCCTGTCGTGGGTACTTCAAGAAAACGGCCCCCCGAAGGGAGCCGCTTTGTCAGGTGCCCACGTAAAAGACCGCCAGGTTGATCGTGCCTCCCGCCGCAGTCGCCGCCGCCGTGGAAGCCTTGAGGTATACCGCCGTCTCCCCGCTGGTCGTAATGTGGTCGCCGATTACGAACATCCCCGCCTTGGCCGTGTCGTTGCCGATTGCCGTTGCAAGGGCCGTCGCTCCGATAAGTACGTCCCACGCCAGCGCCACGCTGTCGTCCACGTCGAGATCGTCGGTCAGGAGCACCGCCTGCGGGACCGTCACCCCGCTCGGCAGATACCCGACGAGGTATTGATCGGCCGTCTCCAACTCCCCCTCGACGGCCTCGAACGAGCACACGAGCGCCGCGAGGGCGCACTTCCCATGCTCCTTGTAAGCGTAACTCTGACTGCTTTTGTCCACGGTTTCTCCGGCCATGAGTCACCCCCTTACGTCGCGATGTAGTAGAGGGCGGCATTCACGGTCCCGGCTGCGGCCGTCGTGGCGGCGGCGTGGCACTTGAGGTACACCGCAGTCTTGCCCGTCACTGCGGCCATGTCGCCGTAGATCCCGATGCCCGCCTTGGCGTTCGCCAGAGAGACGATACCAGCACCAAAGACGGTCGAACCCAACACGAGGTCGAACGTCAATGCCTCGCTGCCCGTGTCCAGGTCGTCCGTCTTGAGGATGCCGAAGATCGGCGTTGCACCGCTGGGGATGTACCCGAGCAGCCACATGTCGGCCAACTGGAGCTCTGCGGTCACACACTCGAAGGAGTTCGCGAGACAGGCCACGGCGCCCTTGCCGTGCGGCCTGTAGGCGTAGCTCTGTGCGCTCTTGTCAACGGTTTCGCCAGCCATGTTTCACCCTTTCTGAGAGGAGGGGGACCGAAGTCCCCGTCTCGGTTTAGGCGTCGGCCACGGCGGCGAACCAGCCCGTTGCGACTCCGTTGTCCTTGTTGGTCGTGCCGTCGGCGGTCGTGCCGAAGGTCAGCTTCTCGATGGCGCGGATCTCTTCGACGGCCACACCCGGCTTGGCCTTGTAGTCATAGAGGGTGTCTTCGATGGTCTGCGACCGCTGCGCCCACGCGAGCCCCACGGCCTGCGCACCGCAGAGGTAGACCGGCCCGCACTGCACGCCCGAGGTAACGTATCCGATCTCGGGGATCTCGCGGTAGATGATCCCGTCGTAGATCGCGCCAGCTCCGGTAAAGACGGGGTTCGTTTTCCAGCCCGATCCCTCACGAGGGAGCGCCGCGATGTTGTCAGCCTTCATGCTCGCCAGAAGGTCACGCATGGCCCAGGTGTTGACGAACGCGACGTACCACTCCTCGTCACCGTCCGTACGAATCGGGCGAATCTTCGGGCTCGCCGTCTGCGCGATGCGCTTGAGCACGCCCATGCTGGTGATGGTGCACTTGTCGGCCGTGTTGTCGATGGTCGCCAACGCCGTAGCATGGGTCGCGTTGTAGTTCGACACCGCCGCGCCGAAGAGCACGCGATCGCTGTTGTTCACGGTCCAGGTATCCTTCTGCCCGCTGGTTGCCGATGCGTACAGGATGGGCGCCGTCACGCCGACCGACCCGAGCGCCTTGATGATGTCATCGCGGGTCTTCTCCATCGCCCACGTCTTGAGTTGGGTTCGTGCGGCTTCGCGCAGGTCGATGGCGCTGTACTGCTCCTCCAGCTTCGGCACGCGCACGCCGTGCCGGATCATGTCCACCGTGACCTTGTAGGACTTCGAGGCGAGGTCCTCTTCGTTCCCGAGCAACGTCTGGTTGCCCGTGACGCCGGCCCCGGAAAGCCGGTTGACGAGGGCGAAGGTGTCGTACTTCCCCTTTTTCGTGGTCAGCTTGTCCTTGACCTGGATGATGGCGTTTTCGTTGGTCCCCATGTACTTGGCGAACCGCGATTCCCTCACGTACTCGGTGAAAAACTTGTCGTCCCACTGCTGTACAGTGAGGCCGGATGCAGCAGCCGTATCGGCCATGACTTACCTTTCGTTAGGTCTTGGGCAGCACATCCGACAGCGGAGTCGGCCCGCTCCATGCGGACTCCTTCACTCCTCCTCCACCTGGCATACTCCCGAGGGAGGGCGGTATGTCTGCACGTTTCTTGAGTGCGGCGGCGACTCGCGCCTCCACGGTTTTGTCGAACTCCGCTCGGATCTCTGCCCGAAGCGTCTCTTCCAGCTTGAGAGGATCGCCCACCTTGGCGATCATCAGCGCCGCCTTACCGGTCTTGTAAGCGAACTCGGCCGGGTTGTCGGCTGCCCACATCTGCGCGGCAAGCGCAGGGTTGGCGTGGGCAATCTTCACGAAATGGTCGCGGACCTCTGCGAAGTCCTCGTGCTGCCCTGCCAGAAGCGTCTCGGAGATCCTTACCCTCTCGCGGGCCAGCTTCTCCTCAAAGCCCTCCGACATGCGCTTCAACGCCCCTTCGGGATCCTCCCAGAAGTCGGGAGGTGTCTCGGGTGGCTTCGCTTCCGCCTTCGGTGCCCGCGCTTCGGCAAGCTGACGCTCGTAATCCTGCCGTTTCTGCCGCTCGGCGACCAACGCGGCCCGCAATCCTGCCGTCTCGTCGTGCGCCGGCTGTGCGGGCGCCTGTGGCTCTTGAGAGGGTGTTGCCGGCTCCTGTGCTCCCTGCGCCTCGGCGGTAGGCGTCTGCTCGCCCGTGGGAGTCTCGGTTGCCGGTTCTGCTGCCGTGAACAACTCTTCCAGTCCGTCCATCGTTGCTCTCCTCGCCCCTACGTGGGCGGCACGTCATACAATCGCCCGAAGGCCGGCGGCGCCTTGATTCCATTGGGCCAACAAGAAACGGCGCAAAAGGGTGTGCTGGGCACCCAGATGCGCCGTTCCATGTTGCTTTCGCCCCGCTTCGGTCTGGCCGGACCTAGCGAGGACCCGAGTTGTGGTTTGTGTTACTTCTCCGTCTCTTCTTTAATTGAATAGACAAGAGGATCAACAAAACCCATCTCGTCTAAGTATGCTTGGTATTTAAGAGTCAATTCTTTCCATAGTCTTGTTCTACTTTCTTCTACCCTCAACCGTTCTTTGGTTCTCTTTAACTCTTTTGCTAAAAAAATCATCCACCCCACCAAAAACGCCACTACCCACACCATTATCAGTAACCCCATATTTCACCTTCTGCCCGTATCGTGGGCCAACGAATCGCCCGGTCCCCGGCGGCGGGTTACTTCAAAGCCCTCTCCAGTGCGTCTTTGAGTTGTTTGGCGCTTTCCTTTGAGAATCTACCCACAGAGAACCTGAGTAGTTCTTCACCCTCATTGGTAATCTCCATCGAAATCTCTATGGCCCCTCCGTAATCCGCCGGCAGTGCATGAAACTTGACCGGCTCTTCCGTGAAATCTCTCATGTGCTTTGCCATGTTACTCTTCCACCATCTCTTGCGGCTGCGGCCCCATCGCGGTTTGGTGCGCCCGCGCCATCGTTTCCACGGCCTGCGATTCCTTCGTGCTTGCCTCGGCCACCGCGCCGCGCACATCGGCGTCGTGGAGGCTGGAAGGCGTCATGCCCGCTTGCGCCTCCATCTGCCGGCGAATGTCGGGAGGCGCGTCCTTGTAGCTGATGCTCTCCGAGGGCGACTTGCCCGTAGGCCTTACCTCAGGCCCACGCTGCGCCTCGGCTTGGATCTTCGCCGTCTCGGCCTGCGTCTTGCCCACTTTAGCGGACAACTCAGCCAGCTTTAACGCTGCGGCCTTCTGAGCGAGCGCCTGCTGCTGTTGCTGCGCCGCAGCGGCCTGCGGGTCATTTGCACCCTTCAGCTTGTCGAGGAACTGCTTCTTGTTGCGGATCGACGACGCCTCGATAAGTAACTCGAACGCTGCTGGCTTCATTTGGTCGGGCACGCTCGGGTAGACCGCCACGAGTTGTTCGAACTGTTCCGACTGGATTGTCACCGTGTCGGGTGCTTCCTCGATGATGATGTCCACCATCATCTTGGCGACTTCGTGCTTCATGCCGACCACAGTGTCGGGCGGCATCCCCATGTATTCGGCCGGCATGCCGTGTCCCATCGCCTGCAGCTTCTGTGTCACCTCGCCGTGCGTGATGGGCTGATTCAGACCAACGAACTTGATGTTGCGGTCGTCGTCAGTCACTCGGATCCACTTCGGCCCGGTCCAGAACTGCCGAATCCTGCACCAAATCTGCCGATAAACACGCTTCTGCCACTGCTTCAGGCAGTCGTAAACCGGCCCGATTTGCGTCTTGCTGCGCTGATCGAGTTGCTGCAACGCACGCCCCGACAGCGAACGCGTCTCCGTGCCCATCATCGTAGGATTGGGGCCGATCTCGTTGATTTGGCTCTTGGACTCTTGGAGGAACTCAAACTGCGCTTGGAGGGCTGCTGTGTTGTCGATGAAATCGAATGCCATGCCAGGATTGTACTCGATGTGCCCGTCCGGCTTCGCCTTCTCGGCCTTCGCCTCGGCCACATCTGTGACTGCGCCCTTTTCCCCCTTACTCTGGTTCGAGATGGCGAGATGGAGCGCCTTGCTGCGCCGCTTGTTCACCTCATCCTGCGGGTCGAGGAATTGCTTCACCTCCCCGTAACGCGCACCGTCACGGTCCACGAGCGCCGATTGAAGCTCGATGGCACACATGGGCTCGCCGTCTTCGTCCAGGTAGGGGCTGTCCTTCGGCTCTTCCAGGAAGCCACCGGCCGTGAAATAGGCGCACTTCCACCGGCCACGCTCCCGGTAGTACATGCAGACCACGCGCACGCGCTTGCGGGTCGGGTCGCTCCACTTCACCCGTGGCACGTCGTCTGTGGTGTTGGTCCCCGAACTCGCGGTGTAGGCGCCGCTGATGGCGTCCTCGCTCGCATCCTTCCACCGAGGTTCGCCCCGCACGTCCTCCTCGTCCATCCACTTGACGACGTACTTGTAGCGCGCGTCGGAGTAGTCGCGCACCCGAGAGTGAGGATCGGCGCCGATGCGGTCCCACGGATGGTGGACGATCTTGACGTCGAACTCTTCGCCCTTCGGCTCAACGATGACCTCACATCCGCCAGCCCCCTCGACGTACAGGTTCTCGAACACCTCGGAGCGCGTAACGGCAAAGTCGTTGGCGTCGCAGACGTAGCGAATCGCATCCGTTGCGGCCTCGGCGTCTTCATCATCGTTCGGGTTGCGAGGGAATGCTTTGGGATCGGTGCGGCTTTCCTGCTCCAAGCCACGGGCTGCGTCTACCTTGGGCTTGACCAAGTTGTTGACCACGGCCGGCTGACCGCGCCGCGCTAGGGCTTCGATCTCCTCCAGCGTCAACTGCTTGCCGTCGTAGTAGTCGCGGCACCGTTCGCTCTGCTTGCGCTCGGCCAGAGTAGCGTCCTGGCTCTCCTCGAACCACTTGACGAGCTTGGACAGTTCCGTGGTCTTCACTGCGTCTTCCACGACTGTCCTCCGGTCCCTCTGCGGGCCACTTCCCATGGGTCGCGCAACTCAGGCACGCTCACGGCGCTGGGCGCCACCCACGGCCGGCTCATGCAGGCGTAGCGGAGAGCGTCGCAGGCATGATCCTCTCCGTCCGTGTCCAGGTCCTCGATGCGGTGGGGGTCGTGCTGCTGCACGGGCAAAGTGCGAATCGTGTCTCGGCACGTCGTGAACACGTAAAGCATCGGCCGCCCATCGTAGCCAATCAGGCGGTTGTTGACCTGTTGCCACCCAGGAACACGCTTGTTATCGGCTGGCCTCCAAACGAGCGGGAACATGTCCTGTGCGATGCTCGGGCCTCCGTCCTCAGTGAATATCGCCGGATCGGCCACGCGGTATGTGACCTTATCATTCCCCTCACGTTCCGTAATCCCTGCCGATACAGCTTTTACGCTCATTTTCAGCCCCACATTTGGTCGCTGCATCCCGTACCACTCGCGGTACATGATGAGAGCCCCACGTGGGAACTGCACCAATTCCCCATCACTTACAGCCCACCATTGCACGCAAAAGGGCTTCGCGCTGCCCCAATCCTTGGAAACGAACCGTGTCCATGCGCTTGGCAACTCGACCGGCTGCACAACATGCTTGCTGCTATCCCACGAGGAAAAGAACGCTCCGGCCACGATATCCCAGGCACCTTGCAGCCACGCCTTGCGGAGAACTTCGTTCCCCTGCGTCGATGCGAGGATGCGGTTGCGGTAGTGCGGGTCGGCTTTGGCGAGGATTCGGTTATCGCTGAGACAGGAGGGAACGAACATGCGAGTAAACCCCGTCTCGGGGTCGGTGTACGGTGTCTTGGGAGGCGCTACGTCGATGTACCGGGCCTTGACCCACCCGTGACCTATGCCGCCAGGGTTGCCCGTCGCACGCACGCGGCACGGCACGCCATGAGCCGAACGCAACGTTGAGAGCATTTTTAGGAGCCCGTCCGGCAGTGCATACTCCGTGACCTCATCGAAGCTAATGCCCGTGTACTGATGCCC